TCTGGATGACCTCCTGGCCAGGTTCGAGCGGTGGCTGGTAGGGCAGAACGAGGTGAAGGATGAGTGAGCAAGACTTCTGCCCTGAGTGTGGGACACCCGACGAGGGCGCTAAGGCGGGGGTCAAATGAGCGCGGCTTCCGGAGGCTCCAGCCGACATCTCTTCCCGGATTCCAAGCCCCCGGAGCGTCCGGTGAAGATAGAGTGGAATGAGGACCTGAAAGTCTGGTCGGTCGGCCCTTGGCCTGGCCAACCCGGCATTGTTTACCTTCTCCATCCATGGGGAGCGCTGTTCGCTCCGAAGGAGGCGTAGTGTTTAGAGTCGCGGCCCTCGTTTGCCTGCTCGTCGTCGCGTCCCCCACGCCTGCGCCAGCCGGTGACGACTTCGTGCGCGGTGACGTCAGTGCAAACGAGGAGCTCACGATTCTGGACGTCACGCTGATCCTGGCGGGGATCTTCCTGGGGCTCCCGGTCCTCTGCGAGGATGCAAACGACACCAACGACACCGGGGTGGTCAATATCAATGACGCGATCTTCTTGCTGGGCTACCTCTTCAGCGCAGGCCCCCCGATCCCGCCTCCGAATGTCTGTGACGAAGATCCCACCAGCGACGGGCTCGACTGCGACGAGGAGACTTGTTAGCGCCGTCTGATCGGTGGGAGTTTGCTCGGTCCCATTCAGGGCTGCTGTTTTCCATGGCGGAGGACTGGCGTGAGCAGCGCGGCTTCAAAGAGAGCGGCGTTCCGATGGCGGACCTCATTCAGGAGGGTCTGATCGTCCTCTTCGAGCTGCACTCGGAGTTCGACGAGACGAAGGGGAAGCTGTCCGCCTACGCGCGGCGAGCCCTCTACGAAGCCTGGCAGGAACTCGCCAGAATCTTCCTCCATCCCGTGACCTACCCGATTTCCGCGTACTTCTCTCTCGAGGGGAACGAGAAAAAGCAAGTCGCCTGGGACCGCGCTCGGAAGAGGTCCGGCCCTTGTACGGACCGGGTGGTCGTGCTCTCCTGCTCGTCGTCCGCGCCGCCCTGCCCTGATAGGAAGAAGTGGGTTCTGAAGGGTCTCGAAGCGATTGGCAATCGAAGTCGAAAGCTTCTGATTCAGAACTACGGTCTCTGCGGCTGCGAGGAATGGCCGCTGAAGTGGTTGGCGATCAAGCGCGGCGTTTCGAGGACGACGATGCACAAGTACCGCGACCAGGCGCTCGACGAACTCTGCCTCGAGCTGCGAGAGACGGCGTGGATTTACAACTGAAAAGACGTCCGGGCGGAGCTAGTTTCAACCAGGGCCTCCGGGTCTCGGGGGAGATGGAGGCGGCGGATTTCGCTCTTCCCGGGCGCATTTTAAGGAGATCAAAATGGCCCGCGCCTACAAAACCAATCAGCTCGGCAACGCGATCGTTGTCCCCGACGATGTCTATCTCTCAATTCGCGACGAGACGCTGCACGCAGTCTACGTCGCTCTCGCCGAGATCCGAGACCGCGATAAAGCCGGCGGCGGCGACGTGTCGTCGCTCGTTTCCGCGCTGACGCTCTTCGAAAAAGGCGGGCTGTTCGAGACGTAAAAAAACTCCTCGGCCACGAGCCGAGGAGAACAGGTTGCCGCTCCGAATCCCGTTTTTTCGCTGCTGTCAGAATTTAGCGTCTGGAGTTGCCTTGCCGCCGAGCAGCTCGGAGACCCGGACGTAGTCGATGGCTTGCAGTCCGATGTTCCGCCCTTGGCTCGGGAGCGCGTTCACGACCCGCTGGAGCGCCTCGCCTGCCTGCGCCCAGCGATTCACGAGTTCTTTTATCTGGTTATTCGACACGCCATGATCGCCGGGCTTCATCAGTTCCTCGAGGAAGACCCGCCATCTCTCGTTCACGTCCGAGATGTGGGAGAGCTCGATCCTCCCGTGGACCGGCCCGCCTAAGACGTCGATACTAGACCCCATAAATCTTCTCCTCTTCTCTGAGTTCCTTCTCGAAGTCGGTCCAGGGTTCCGGGCCCCGGTCCCTCCAGTAGCAGTGAACGGCGGAAGCTCGAGTCGAGGCGAGTTTCCAGGCATCCATGTACGTCGACATTTGCTCTTCTTCCGGTAGAAGGGGGCGCCGATCAGCGGGTCCGTAGCCGCGTTTCCCAACGGCGCTGGGCATCCAGTTCCTGATCTTGACGAGCCGCCGGTTCAGCTTTGCGAATGCCTTGGCGTGGGCACAGCAGGCATAGCAGAACTCGTGATCCTCTCCGAGATCCCACGCCTCGAGCCAGCCGCCGACTCGCTGGAACAGCTCGGGCTTGATGAACATCCCGACTGAGAAGTTGCCGTGCGCGGTGTCGACGTCAGTGATCTCCTCGAGTTCCGTCAGCGGTGCCCGGCAGGTCTGCGCTCGTTGGAGTTCGATGAGCTGGATTTCGCGGTCGCTTCCGTAGTAGGCCCGCTCGGACCAGATCTCGCCCCAGACCGCCTCGAGCTCCGGGACGAGTGCGACCGCGTTCTCGAGGACTCGGAGGTAGGACGGGAAGCAGAGGTCGTCAGCGTCGAGAAAGAAGAGCCAGTCCGGCGGCTCCTTGTTGTCGAGAATCGCGCTCTGGGCGAGCATATTCCGGGCTTTAGCTCGTCCGAGCTCGCCTTCGGTGTCGTCGAGGAGATAGCCATCGATGGTCCAGTCGTCCGGACAGTCGGCGTTCTCGGCGAGCGCGCTGGCCATCGCCTCCTTCGCCACTTCCGCGTGGCCGGGGCCGACCGGGACCAGAACGGAGATTCTCATTCGCTCCTCCTTCCGGCTCCCATCTTGCGGCCCAGCCCCCGAAGCGCAAGACTGGGCCCCCGCCTGGCTAAATGTAGCCAGCTCAAAGGAGGGACATTGACCGGGAAGAGAGAAGAGCGAGAGAGTCAGCTCGTCCCCGTTGCCGCCACAGAGGGGCGGTCGCGGGAGATGGGTGGTTTCATGATGCGCGAGAGCCTCCTCAAGAAGATGAAGAAGGGCATTGACGCGGGACTCGCTTTCCCGGACGCAGCGAAGGCCGCCGGGATCCCCTACGAGCTGGTCGTCTCCGCCCTCTCCCACGACACCGAGCTTCGGGGCTGGTTCAAGATCAGTGCTGGGCGGAAGTCGCTGATCCGGTCCCAAGACGCGCACACTCTCCCGACTGTCCGGTCGACGATGGAGATCAAGAAGGAGTTGACGAACCTCATCTTCTCGAGCGGGCTCGGGGAGAGGTTCGCAGAGACCGCCGCCCACCTACAGGTCATCGACCCCCACACGGGCGAGTTCAACAAGGAGCATCTGGCGATCATGTTCGCGCTCGGGAAGCTCGGGTTCAGCCTGCTGCCGAAGGAGAACGAGATCGCGCAGACGGAAGTGGAAGCCAAGGTGGAGAAGCGGAGCGAGCAAGACATCATGCAAGAGCTGATCACGATGCGGGAGGAGCGTCTGCGTCTCGAGGCTGGCGACCAGCGCGCAATTCAGGCCCGCGGCACCGGAGGAAGAAGCCTCGAGGGCCCCGCCTCAGTTGAACCGAGCTCCCCGTTTGTCAGATGACCTACAGAGGGAACTAGCTCTCGAGCGGGAGCTGCAGAATGCTCGAAAAGAGACGAGCCGTCTAAACGGGTTCGCTCCCAACCCGCAGCAGTGGAACTTCTGTTCGGCGGGCGGCGGCAATAGCAAGATCCACGAGGTCCTTCTCAGCGGCCCGAACCAGGCCGGCGGCAAGACCTACACCCTGCAATACCTGATCACTGTCCACGCCACTGGCCTGTATCCGCCAGAGTGGGAAGGCCCCCGGTTCACTTCCCCTCCCCACCTCGCCATCGCCTGCGAGACCGCCTCCACGACCCGCGATCAAATCTACTTCGGGACAGAGAACGACGAGGCGTGTCTGTTCGGGAAGTCCGGGTGGATGCCCGAGTCTGTCTACTCGAAAGAAGATCTCGTCAGCCTCCGCTCCCACACCTACGGAGACATCCTCGACTACGCGAAGATCGACTGGCGGGACCCCGAAGGCAAGGTGCAAGGGAAGTCGACGATCCGGTTCTTCGGCTACTCCAAGGGCTGGCGGAAACTGCAGGGTCTGAAGCTCGACGGTATCTTCCTCAACGAGATGCCGCCCGACGACGTCTACAACGAGATGCGCGCCCGGATCAATAAGACGATGGGATACATCTGGATCGCTGCCTGCCCGCTCGGGGGAGAAACCGAGACGTACCTGATGTTCGAGAAGGACCAGTCCGGCTACCTCTCTCTGATCACCTACACCATCGACGAATGCACGCACCTCACGCAGGCAGAGTACGACTTCATCATCGGTAGGTGGAAAGACCACCCGGAAGCGGAAGCCCGACTGTATGGCCGACCCTGCCGCGGAGCGGGAATGGTCTACGGGTACCAACGCAGGGAGATCGTCGAGCCTCCCTTCCGGGCTTCTCCACACGCTCCGCAGGTCATCGGTCTCGACCTCCCCCACGGCACGGGGGTCTTCGCAGCCGTGAAGCTCGTTCACGAGGAGGGGCCCGACGTCCTCCACGTCATCGACGAGTACAAAGCGAGCAACCAGGACACGCCGGTCTACATCGAGCGCGTGAAAATCATGGGAGGGACTCGGATCCCCGTCGCCTGGCCGCACGACGGAGGGGTCGGGTTCGCCTCGACGACATCGGGCGGGACGATCGCTGAGAAGTACAAATCGATGGGCCTGAAGATGATGAAGACCAGCGCATTCGTTTACGACAACGAGAACAAGCAAAGCCGGAAGATTCTCAATGCGGTCGAGATGCTTCAGGATCGGTTCGCGACCGGGCGTCTCAAGATCAGTCAGAACTGCAAAGGGCTCCTCGAGGAGATCCGGCTCTACCGGCACGACAAAGGGAAAATCAAAGCGAACCAGAACGACCACCTGATCGACGCGCTCCACAAGGCGGTGATGATGCTCCGGTACGCGAAGCCGGAATCCGACCAGATCACCTCGAGGTTCGACGTGTACAGGAACTCAAAGACAGAGCACAACTTCTTCGAGTAAAGAGGGCAAATGCCAGTAGTCAGTGACCCGATCCAGCTCAAGGGTCTGATCTCTCACCTGAAGGTCGAGCGTAACGATTACGACGAGACCAAGCAGGAGATCAGCGATCTCTTCATGCCGTTCCGCGGGGACATCACGACCCAGTTCCGGCACGGGTCGAAGCGCAAACCGCTCTTCGACAGCTGGGGGGTTATGCAGGCGGATCGGTTCACCAACTTCCTGAACGGGTCGCTCTACCCCTCGTCTTCGGACTGGGTTGGGTTCCGCGTCCCGCAGAGCTTGCGGTTCGACAGGAAGATCACCGGCGCAATGGACGATACCTCGCTCAGGGTTCTGGACGCCCTCGCCGCCTCGAACTTCTACGTCGCGGCCCACACCGACACTCGAGACTGGGGAGTTCTGGGGAACAGCACGATGTTCGTCGGGCACGACGACGAGAACGCCCCCGGAGAAGGCAAGTGGGGCGGGTTGATCTTCGACCCGATCCCGTACTCGCGAGTCTGGTGGAAGTTCTCGCATATCGGGCGGCCACTGTTGATGGCGGTCGAGATGGAGATGCCGGCGATCGATGTCGTTCACTTCTTCGACAAAGACGGGGACCACATTCCGCGGCAGATCCGCGAGATCTCCCAGAGCATTAACCCCTACGCCCTCTGCACTCTCTACCGGGTCATCCAGCGGAACCACTCCGGGAAGAAGGGGACGGCCAACAAACCATGGATCTCTACCTACTTCTACGAGCAGGACCCCGTCGTCATGCGGGAGTCGGGTTTCAACAACAACCCCTACGTCGGGGCTCGAATGATGGTGATGGACGGGGAGCACTACGGACGCGGGAGGGGGGATATCGCAAGGCCGGTGATGAAGGGCGCGAACGAGATCACCCGTCAAAAGATGATCGCGCTCGGGAAAGAGTTCAACCCTCCGTTCATGAGCGAAGAGGACGAACTCGCCAGCCTCGACTTGACTCCCGGCGGGCACGTCATCGTGCGTCCGCCGAAGGAAGTGGCGCCCGGGTACCTGAGATCGGGGACCGACTTCCAGATCGCGGAGCTGATCACCGACAACCTGCACAAGCAAGTGACCGACGCCTTCCTCGGAGACGTGCTTGGTGAGCCGGAATCGCAGACGCGCAGTGCCGAAGCGGAGAGGTCCCGTTCGCAGAGGGCCCTGGCAGTGCTCTCGTCAACGGGCCAAACGGTCTATCACGAGAAACTATCACCGATGATGGAGAACGTCGTCGACATCATGCTCTCCAAGAAACAGCTCCCGGAGCTGCAGGAGGTCATGAACGAAAACCCGGACCTCGACATTCGCCCGGAGTTCACCTCCCCGTTCTTCACGGCGCAGAAAGCGCAGTCCCTTAACAGGGTCGACGTGTTCCTCGAGCGGAGGCTGCAGCGGTTCGAGAGGACCGGCGACCCCAGCGCTCTGGAGGATATCGACAACGACGAACTGCGGGAGCTCGAGAAGTTCCTTGGCGATGTCCCCGCGCGCATCTTCAAGAGCCAAGAGGAGATCCTCGAGATCCGCGCCGCAAGGGCGGACCAGAATACCGACGACCAGATCGCAGCCCTGACACAGCGAGCGGGGCAAGCGCAGACACAGGTACAACTGCGACCAGGGGGAGGCCGTTCCTCAGGTGCCGGCGGACTGTTAGGGGCCGTCTAAAATGGGAGAGCAGGAGTTTTTTGGGAGAGGCAGCGATCAGGACCCGGAGAAGGGGAAGGACCAGGAGCGGGCGCGAGAATACGCCGAGCATGTTGGTCGCCTCTTCTCCGAAACCTTCGGGACGCCCTCGGGCAAGCTCTGCCTTGGCGAAATGCGAAAGCATCTCGTTGGGGGCGTGCTGCTAAACCGGGGGCCAGAGACGGAGACTCAAGTCATCCGACGAGACGCCCTGCGAGACGTGCTCTGGTGGGTTGAGGGAATGGTGAAGCAGGGGAACTCTGAGAGAGAGGTCATATTTTGAAGATAAGCGAGCTGCA